GCTTGCGCTTGCTCATCTTCCAAACCTCACGAATAGCGAGCGCGGATCACCCAGGCCGGCGGCCACCTTCTCGGCGGCACGCTCGCGGGCGACGATCGCCTTCAGCTGTGATTCCCGTTGCATCAGCTGGCCTAGATCAGCGGCGTCAAACTTCCTGCTGCCGATCGTGTAGCTCTTGGCGCCCTTGCTGACGATCGAGCGGATAGCAGCCTGCACCGCTGCTAGGTCTTGTTCGGCTTGGCTCTGGCCGTTGAAGGCGGCGGGAGTGCCGGTGTAGTTCAGACCCGGCAGCACCTGCGTAGTGCCAGATCCCACGGTGATCACCGTCGCGCCGCTGGTGATTCGGCTCTGCCAGCTCCAGACGCCGGTATCAAATGCAGCGGACGTGGTGGCGGTGATTGCCATATCCCAGCCGCCATCGGCGCGAGCTGTGCCGGTCACCGTGGCGCCTTCGCTGGCAGCGTTGAAGCGCAGAAACGTCGTAAACGTCCAAGCCGCTGACGTGGCAGCATTGCCGTCCAGGTCGAGCGCAGCCGGCTCCACCCATGCCACTGTGTCGCCAGCGCGGATTGTCGCAGGGACTGTCATGGCATCAGGCTATGGATCACCAGCCAGACACGAATCCGCCTGGCCGTGGTGCTGCAGCAGGTCGGCGTCTGGTGGTCTCGGGCGCGGCTTTCGTTAGGCCCGCTTCCAGTTGGTCCCACATCGTGGCGCGGTTGTAGCGGCGCTTGAGCAGTTCCAGCATTGCCAGGCAGTACACCTTCAGGTCAAGCGGTTCATTGCGAGCGCCGCTTGGCTTGACCCACTCCAGCACTTGAAACCCTTTGACGTAGCGCGGCTGCAATCGCTCGCACGTCAGGCCCTGCAGGTAGTCATCAGATGTGGCGTTGTCAAAGTGAATGAATCCTGGCCCGTGCTCTTCAATCTTCAGCCGGCTGTAGATCGTCCGCTTGATTGCATGGGTGCCAACCATGTAGAGCGTCACGCCGTTTTTGATGATCTTGCCCTTGTAGTTCACGTCCTGCTTTGTGCCCTTACCCAGCACTGCGGTGTTGCGCTGGCTTGAACCCTTGATTGCGGTGACGCCATCCTTTGCGTACCGGCGACAGTATTCATACGCTTCGCCGGTGTAGTGGCCGCCGGTATCCACTGCGCAACGGATCACCTTCATCGTGCCGCCGGCTTCATGCGGCCAGGCAATCTCGCGGATCGTGGTCACTTGCTGCCAGACGTGATCCTGCCCAGGATCGCCGTCAATCTTCTGGTGCCAGATTCGCCAGGCTTCATCGCCGCGGCCGTAACCCCACACGCTCACCTCTAGCCAGGTGTCCTGCACGTCCACCGCCATCACCACCACCAGCACACCAGCCGGGCAGCTGCCGTGGTCGTAGCCGCCCACCCGTGCCATCAGGCCATCAGCGCTGACCTTGGCCAGGCTCTCGTCTTCCCATGCATCAGCGGCGCGCTTATTGACCCAGCCCTTCAGCAGCAGCGGATCAGACTTGGCGCGCAGGAACTCATCACGGATCTGCTCCCAGCTCGTCCAGCCCAGTGGCGCATACCAGCCGGGCAGGTGAAAGCCTGCGGTCATGCCATCGCCCTTGGCTGTAGGTGTCCAGATCGCTTTGCTCAGCATCTGCTGCTTGTGGTACTGAGCCACTCGCTCACCGCACGCCGGGCACTGGCAGAACACATCACCATCTGCCTTATCCCAGACCATGTGCTCGCGCCAGCGGATCACCTCATTGGCGCCGCAGCAGGGCATCCATGCGTGATACAGGCGCCGATCGGATCTGCTCTCAAACTCCTGCGTGATGCGGCAGGCGCCACGGGTGCCGGGTGTGCTGGTGATCAGCACCTTGCCCATAGGGAACGTACTGGTGCGCGCTTCGGCGTTCTCCAGTGGATCGCCTTTATCGTCGGCCTCCATCGGATAGCTCGACACCTCATCGGCTGCCAGGTAGGCGGCTGGCATCGACTGCAGGCCGCTGCCGCTGTTGGCGCCGGTCAGCACAAACAGGCCGCCGTCGAACTCCTTGAGAAACATCGTGTTTCCTGAGTCGCGGCTGCGTGCTGGCGCCATCTTCTCCACTAGCTGCGGTGTCTCACGGAGCAACGGATCTAGCCGCTGGCGGTTGAGGCGCTTGGCCATGTCGAGCGTTGGCTCCACCAGCAGCGTTGGCCCGGGCCATAGGTCGATGATTGAACCCAGCCAGTTCAGGATTACCTCGGTTTTGCCCATCTGGCTGCCGAACATCAGCACCACCCGACGAGTCGGAATGCTCGGGCTCAAGCAGTCCATCGGCTCACGCAGGTACGGCGTGCGCTCCGTGCGCCAGGGGCCTTTTTCCGCAGCTCCCTTGCCGCTCAGGATTCGATGCTGGTCCGCCCACTCGCTCACCGTCGTTGCCGATGGCGGCGCCAGCGCAGCCAGCAGGGACTCTCGGTAGAGCAGCGAGCCATCAGCCATTGGACAACACTCGCAGCGCCGTGGATAGCTCTTCGCTCAGCAGTCGATGCACCTCTGCGCTATCTCGCGCTGCGGCCAGCAACGGTGCTACCCGGTTGGGAATCGCCAGGATGTTGTCGCGGATCTGCCGGCCCAGGGTGCTGGCCATGCGCTTGACATCAGCGGTGGTCACCAGGTCTTCGCGTTCCTTCAACGCTTGCAGCCGGGCCAGCTCGGCGTTGTAGTGCTCCTTGCGCTCGCGGCTTACGTCAAGGCCTGGGATCTGATCCTCTGGCAGTCCCATGATCAGGCTCTTGAGCTGGTCGCCGGTGGCGTCGGGCACATGCACCGGTGGCGGTGGCGGCGCACCAGCAACATCAGGCGCCAGCTCTCGGCGGTCGCGATCCTTGGCGCCTGCAGACACCCGCTCAGACCCGTTGCGCTTGGTGTTGCGGTCCCACAATTCCAGCGCCTTATCGCGGTCAAGCATCCGCTTGCCGTTGTGCTCAACGATCGCGTCTGTGATGCGCGTCTTGCAGGCAGTCGTTACCGCTGGAGCTGACACACCTTTGAGCCGGGCGAAATCACTGAAGCTGATCAGCACTTATCCCAACACTTAAACGCTTAACATCAGCGTACGGAGCAGTTAAAAGCGCGACCGGGGAAGGGGTTTTTGTAGTCAGGGACTGGGATCTGAGCTTAAACGGTTCTCGGGGGTCCCGCTAGCAAAAGAGCGAGCCGCAGGATCACCCTTGACGGAGGCGTGGCGGAGGACCCTGAAACCGGGGGTCACCGCGCCGAGTTGATTGCGCGCTCCAGTGCTTTGTTCAACTCGGTCGGGAACAATCTCTTCGCCGTAGCCATGCCCACCCGCTCCATCGGGAAGCGTGCCTCGTATCGCGTTGAGTCAACGTGAAGGAAGTAGGCGAACAGCTTGCCTCTTGACCTGCGATAAACACCAGGGCCGCGGCCTCCACCCTTGGGCGTACCAATGAAGACACCGCCTTGGTCAGTGGTGCTGAGCTTGCTGGCGATGGTGCCGAAGATGTTCTTCTTTGGGTTGCCCGCTGCGTTGAGCACCAATGAGGTAGGCACCAGGCGTCCGCTGGATGGGATAGCGCCATTGCCTAGGCCACGCAGGAAGCCCTCGTAAGGCTTAGCTCGGCGGTCGCCGCCCTGGATCTGGGTGGGGAAGAACCGCCGGGTGGGATCGGCAAAGACTTCAGCAACCAGGTTGGTCTTGGTGGATTTGGTGTAGCGAAAGGCGCTTTGGGTGTACTTGGTGGGATTGACGAATGACTTGGTGGTTTGCTGCCCCAGGTCTTTGCGCATGTTGAACGCCACGTTGTTGATGGCTACAGACGTGGCATAGGGCAGCTGGTTCTTGATGGTGGCAACAAAAAGCTTTGCCTTGTCGATGCCTGCGTCGTCGATGGATAGCCGGATCATTTCAGCTCCACATCCAGCAACTCCTCCAGGTCGAGCCTGGCCAGCTCCAGGTCAGTCGGCACGTCCCAGGTGATGCAGTCATCGGTGCGAGTGCTGGTGACGTGCAGGGTTTCAATCGTCTCCCACGATGCTGCCCAGTTCAGGATCAGCTCCTGCCACCAGGCCAGCCATGGGGTGCTGGTGTCGAGCAGCGTGGAGATGGTGGAGGCGCGCTTCATGGCCCAGCGGTGGCTGGTTCAGTCTGGGGATGGGCAATAAAAAACCCCGCCG